TGTTGCTCGTGTCCCTCTCGTTTTTGTCACCAATGTTAATGGTACTGTCTCGATAGAGATTAAAATCTATAAGGCCTCTAGTGACACATCTTTCTACGTGCTTGGAGGTAAAAACCTTGGCACTGGAGAGTTTATTCAACTTTCAGATAATGTGGGTTTAGTCCTTGAGGCCGGGGATAAAATACAAATTAAAGCTACGGGTGCTACAGTGGTTGTAGATGCGCTTTGCACAGTGGTGGAACAGTTTCGTCCCGTAGGATAAGCATATGACAGAAGAAGCCCCCAAACCACTAAGAAATTTTAATAGAGATGATTTTCTGTGGAAAGGGTCTCGTGTAGTAAAGACCTCCCATCCTCCAGTTAGCATCACATTTAGAAATGGCATTTGGGAAGATGAGGTCGTTTGGAATGACCATAACATCTGGAGAGAGTAATGCCTACGTTCAACAATGGGGAGAGCCTTTCCTCTGTTCGTACCAAGATTAATGACGCGATTACAACTGTAGAGGGGATCACCTCTTTCTCGAAAGTCGCTGTATCTGGACAAGCAGACATTTTAGCTGGTACCAATGACGCAATCCTTAGTATTGCCGCAGGTAGCAATGTGTCCGTTACAACGGACGGTGGAACTAAAACAGTCACTATTTCTGCTTCTTCGTCTGGAGTGTCAGACGGAGACAAAGGAGATGTTACAGTCTCTGGATCAGGGGGCACTTGGACCATCGATGCTGGAGTTGTTACTAACTCTAAGCTCGCCAGTATGGCAGCCAACACAATCAAAGGAAATAACACAGGAGCTTTGGCCCCTGCATTAGACCTAACAGGGGCACAAGTAAAAACCCTGCTTGCCATATCTACAGCAGACGTATCTGGACTAGGCACCCTTGCAACACAAAATGGTACTTTCTCTGGTACATCGAGTGGAACTAATACTGGGGACCAAACTTCGATTGTGGGTCTCACTGGGACGAAAGCTCAGTTTGATACCGCTGTTACTGACGGTAATTTTATGTACGTGGGGGACGCCCCCACCGCTCATACGCACACAGCTTCGGAGATTACAGATTTCTCGTCCGCCGTGGCTGCAACAGCCTCTGTAACAGCTAACACAGCTAAAGTCTCTAACGCCACACACACTGGAGATGTAACAGGGGCTACAACACTCACTGTTGATCCTTCAGCAATCAGTGGAAAACCTCTTGTTACCGCAGTTGGCGCAGATCACGTTTTGATCTTAGATGCTACAGACGGTTTACTCAAAAAAGCCTTAGCCTCCGATCTAGCAGGCTCTGGTGGTGCCACTAACCTTGCGTATGACGCTGCCACTCGTGTTGTGTCTAGTGATACAGGTACAGATGCAACGATTACACTGGCGGATGTAACTAACCCCGGACTGATGACCTCTGCGGATTTTACGAAGCTTGGTGCAATCTCTGGAACGAACACTGGAGATCAGACATCTATCGTTGGTATCTCTGGCACTAAGGCCCAATTTGATACTGCGGTTAGTGATGGCAATATCCAATGGATTGGCGATGCTCCTACAGCACATACACACCTATTGGCTGCTGGTGCTACAGATGTCACAGCAACTGCTGCTGAGTTAAACTACGTATCTGGTGTGACCTCCGCTATCCAAACTCAAATTAATACAAAAGCCCCCTCAGCATCTCCCACTATTACAGGTGTGTTAACCGTATCAGGCGCTCTTCAAGAGGGCGTCTTTACAATTACGGATGGGGCGTCTGTGGACTTAAATCCCTCGAATGGCACTATCCAGATTTGGACTTTAGGTGCAAGTCGAAGCCCCACTGCAACATCGTTTGCAGCAGGGCAGTCTATGACCCTGATGATTGATGATGGCACAGCCTACGCGATTACATGGCCCTCCGTTACTTGGGTAGGTGGAACTGCCCCAACTCTTGCGACAACAGGTAAAACAGTTGTAGAGTTGTGGAAAGTTAGCACCACTCTGTACGGAGCCTTGGTCGGGAGCGTAGCATAATGTTGCAACACTTCCTCAGAGCTACGCAACAACCTTCAGCCGGAAATATTGAATATGTCGGCGGGCAGACACAGGTTATTGGAACCAGCGCTACGACTGTCACATTCGCGCTGACTGGCGGGCTTGCATCGACGCCTGCTGACGGGGATGTGGTGATCGTCTCGGTGGCGGTAACCAACAACAGCGACGCAGCCATTGGCGTCGTCACGAGCGGCTACACAGAGATAGCGGAAATATACGCCAACGACTCCGGCGACACTAATCTCTCACTGTCGTGGAAGCGCATGGGGTCTAGCCCGGACGCTTCAGTAGTTGTGACGGGTAAAGCGTCAACGAGCAACAGCGGCATTGCGATTGTTCAGGTCTATCGGGGCGTGGACGGAGCTACCGCGTTTGATGTCACTGCGACCACCGCGACCGGCATAGACAGTGCGATTCCGAACCCCACTTCTATTACCCCAACTACGGCGGGCGCGCTTATTGTCGTGGCGGGGGCCAGCACCCACAGCAGGGGTTCCGCCGGAACTCTGAGTGCCTCGTATCTATCAAACTTCGCAACCCTAGTGGACGCCACGGGGACTTTCGCAGACGGCACGAGTGGTATGGGTCATGTCGCGTGGACTTCCGGCGCATATGACCCTGCTGCATGGACATTGGGTGCAGCTGACAGCACGCTTTACTCCAACGCCTCCGTCACGATGGCCCTTCGTCCAGCATAACTTAAATTTACTCGTTAGGTGAACCCCTTGTCAAACTATGTCAAAGTGGTGGATGGTATTCCACATCTCTATAGCCTAACTCAGTTTAGGAAGGATAATCCAGACACAAGTTTCCCATCTGAAATTGGGGAAGATATGTTAAAAGAGTTTGGGGTTTATCCATTACAAGTGCAACCCAAACCACCTCTTGAAAACCCACTACAAAAAACAGTAGATTTGGGGATTACCTTTGATGAGGTAAAAGGGATGTGGACGACTTCATGGTCTATTGTTGACTTATCTCCTGAAGAGATTAGAGCAAAACACGATAGAATGCGTTGTAGCCCCCTACAAGGCAAACTTGCTCTTGGGGAAGTTGAGTGGGCGAAGGTTGAGGCTTATCGTGATAACTACGCGACTTGGGCAGAGAAAACTGTAATCGACAGTGCACAAGAGTGGCGGCGTAACAGCCAAGACATTCAGTTTTTCGGGTATCTACTTGGGTACACAGATGAACAAATGGACAAATTATTTGAAGTCGCTACTCAGATTGTAGTGTAACGTAGTTAGGAAGAAAAATGGCCAAAGAAGACGATAAGTATAAAGAGGGTGTAGATTTTGAGTGGGTTCTAATGAAGAACCAACCTAAAGGTGGCACTAATAAAACCAGACGGTTTTTTACTAAGGCCGAAAAAGAGGCCATGAAAGCCCCTAAAAAAGCTGAATCAAAGCCAGCTAAGTCTGCTCCCCCCAAACCTGCCTCTAAGCCCTCTCCTGTCTCTGGTGCATCTCGTAGTACAGCAGGGAAAGTTGTGTCTAAAACAAACGGGGTTCGTCCTGAAGGTAAAGCTGCTGGTATGCCCGCTGCAAAAAAGGGAGTGGATAAAGACACTGCCGCTGTTGCAGGAGCTGCTGCTGGCAGCACCAGAGCCGCTTTTTCCCTTGGTAAGGGTATGGGTGGTGGGCTAAAAGTTCCCGCTAAAGCTGCTGCTAAACCTGCACCAAAACCGGCATCCGGTGTAAAAGCTATTACACAACGTCCCATCCCGTACGACCCTAAAAGTTCAGTTGCTCGAACTGGTGGTGGACGTGCAATGGGGTTCCCAATCCGCCCCCGTACGGGTGGTGGTCGTATTGTAAAACTCCCTGACATCCTTGAGCTAAAAAATATGGCTAAGGGTGGGTTGGTTAAAAAAGGTAAGTGCTGACATGGCAAAAAAACTTACAGAACAACAGCAGCTTTTCTTAGAGGTGCTCTTCGATCAAGCTAATGGTGATTTTGTAAAGGCCAAGAAGCTTGCTGGTTACTCGGACACCTACCCTACATCATCTGTCGTAAAAACTTTGGAAGATGAGATCATCACTGCTACCAAGCAGTATATCTCTCGTTCTGGTCCTAAAGCTGCTGTGAAGCTTGTAGGTATCCTTGATAATCCCACAGAGCTTGGTGTTAAGGAAGCCTTAGCAGCCGCTAAGGACATTCTTGATCGAGCTGGTGTGTCTAAGACAGAGAAGCTAGATATTACCTCTAATGGTATTTTCATTCTCCCCTCTAAGCGAGAGGAAGAGTAGTATGGCAAGAAAACCTAGAAATTTTCGGGAAGAATATCTAGCAACACACGCTACCGAAAAAGGCAAGAAAGATAGAGCCTCTCGTAATAAGGCTCGTCGTCAAGCCATTAAAGCTGGTAAGGTAAAAAAGGGAGATGGGAAAGAGATTGACCACAAAAATTTTAATCCAAGAGACAACTCCCCTTCCAACCTTCGTGTTGTTAGTAAAAAAGTCAATCGTAGTAGACAGCCCCCGCGTGGATAAATAAATGCTAAGTCAGGAAGATGGGCTTTCAATTGCGGATGGTGAATGGAAGCCCATTCCTCGTATTTCACGAGTAATTCCTTTTGGCTATGAACTTAGTCCAGATGACCCTTCCCTCCTCCTCCCAATTGAATTTGAGCTTAAAGCTTTACAACAGGCCAAGAAGCATCTTAGAAACTTTTCTTACAGGGATGTAGCCAATTGGCTCTCTGCTGTAACAGGAAGATCAATCTCTCATATGGGATTGAAGAAGAGGATGGAAATTGAACTCTCTAGACGAAGAAAAGCTCAGACTATTAAACAGTGGTCCCGCAGGCTTGAAGAGGCCAAGGCCAAAGTCGAAGAGCTTGAAAAAGGACACCTCGGAGCAAAAACTTGATCTTTCCCCTAAGATTGTAGAGGTTCCTGATTACCAATTCTACGAGGAAGAAGAAAACCAAGAGGTTATCTTTAAACCGAACCCCGGACCTCAGACAAGCTTTCTAGCAGCCTCTGAGAGGGAATGTTTGTTTGGAGGAGCGGCGGGTGGCGGGAAGAGTTATGCTATTCTAGCAGACGCTCTGCGTGACCTACCACACCCTCAGTTTCGTGGCCTTATCCTTCGTAGAACTACAGAAGAACTTAGAGAGCTTGTACAGAAAAGTCAAGAACTCTATCCAAAAGCCATCCCCGGAATTAAATGGTCTGAACGAAAGATGGAGTGGAGAACACCTGCTGGTGGTTCCCTTTGGATGTCTTTCCTTGAAAGAGACCAAGACGTGACAAGATACCAAGGGCAAGCATTTAATTACATCGCCTTTGACGAATTAACTCAGTGGCCTACACCCTACGCATGGAATTATATGCGTTCTCGTCTTCGTAGTACAGCCCCAGACTTAAGGTTGTACATGAGGGCTACCACTAACCCCGGCGGTCAAGGTCATGGTTGGGTTAAAAAGATGTTTATTGACCCAGCCCCTTGGGGAAAAGCATTTGATGCAACTGATATTGAGACTGGTGAGACACTGAGATGGCCTAAAGGGCATAGCAGAGAGGGACAACCCCTCTTCAAACGCCGTTTTATTCCCTCTAAACTCTCTGATAACCCCTATTTGTACGATAGTGGTGACTACGAAGCTAACCTTTTATCCCTTCCTGAAGCTGAACGTAAGCGTTTGCTTGAAGGAGATTGGGATGTTATGGAAGGCTCGGCTTTCACTGAGTGGAATAGGGCCATACACGTTGTAGAACCTTACGAAATCCCTTATAACTGGCGTAGATTTAGGGCTTGTGACTATGGTTACAGCTCTTACTCAGCAGTTTTGTGGTTTGCGGTAACGCCAGATGAACAATTAGTTGTTTATCGTGAGCTTTATGTGTCAAAAGTGCTTGCACATGATCTAGCAGACATGATTTTGGACTTAGAGGCAGATGATGGCCCCATCACCTATGGGGTTTTGGATAGTTCTTGCTGGCATCAACGAGGTCAGATTGGCCCTTCTATCGCAGAGGCCATGATTGCCCGTGGCTGTCGTTGGAGACCTTCAGACAGAAGCAAGGGAGCCAGAATTGCTGGTAAAAATGAGGTGCATCGTCGCCTTCAGGTGGATGAGTACACGGAAGAGCCTAGAATTGTTTTCTTCTCTAACTGCATCAACACCATAGCACAGCTTCCTGTCCTGCCACTAGATACGACTAACCCAGAAGACATTAACACAAAGAGTGAAGACCACATTTATGACGCCCTCAGATATGGTGTCATGTCTCGTCCTCGTTCTTCCAATTGGGATGTAGACCCTAATACAGTAAAACACTACAGACCTGTTGACGAAATCTTTGGATATTGAGGATAATTTATGGACGATCAACTTTCTTATGAAAATGACGAAGTAGACGCAATTGAAGATTCTACAACGCCTATGGATGAGGCTGTTGCTTTCGTTCGTGAACGTTTTGAACGAGCTAAAACTAAGAAGTTGACAGACGAAGACAGATTTCTTAAAGCCTACCGTAACTTTCGTGGTTTGTATGGCCCTGATAATCAGTTCTCTGAAAATGAGAAATCTCGTGTCTTCGTGAAAGTCACTAAAACGAAGGTTATTGCAGCTTACGGTCAGATCGTAGAAGTTTTGTTTGGTAATGGTGATTTTCCAATCTCTGTGGACCAAACCAAGCTTCCTGAAGGGGTTGTAGACTCTGTTAGCTTTACCCCTGAAGCCCAAGCTCCGCAAGCTGGTGGTCCTGCGCCAATGTCGTCTCCCTTTGGGACGAGAGACGGTCCCCCACTAGCTCCCGGTGCAACAGCGTTCAATATTGGCCCGTTAAAAGAAAAACTCGCACCAATTCAAGACCGTCTTGTAGCTGGTCCGGGCACCACACCTGCATCAGTAACATTCCATCCTGCACATGTCGCTGCTAAGAAAATGGAAAAGAAAATTCAAGATCAGTTAGAAGAGAGTGGTGCGTCAAAGCATCTTCGTTCTTCTGCATTTGAGTGCTCACTGTTTGGGACAGGCATCCTTAAAGGCCCTATGGCCCTCGACAAGGAATACCC